AGGATGAACTCGCAACTCAGCCTACTTCTTGGTTGACCAAGATGGCTGCTGTCTTCGCAAGTCAAGCTACGCCCAAGGCCCCAACGAATCCTGTGTATGCAGGTGAGGCATTTGTCGGCAACCAAGGCAAGGTCGATACCTCCAAGGTTCTTCCTCCTCTTCCAATCCCTACTTTTTCTGTTGAGGCCAACTAAGCATGACAACTGCCGCTGCAAGAACAATTCTCAAAGACGGTCACGTCGGACCACAGATCGAGCGATTGACGAATACTGGAACTTCCTTGAAGCCCGGAACTTTCGTTGATCGCAACTCAAGTGACAAGTTCATCGCCGTTGCAACGCAAGGTGCAGATGTCCCTACTTGCTTGCTCATCGAAGACAAGTATCAAGGTGACGGAAGCACAGGCGGTGTGGATGTAGCATACACTGCGGATAATCCCGCTGTTGCTGAGTATCCACCTGCGGGTGCTCTCCGATACGCTCGGGTTCCAGATGGAACTGTGACTGTCATCGGTTCCAAACTGATTTTCAACAACGCCGGGTTGTTGATGGTAACCACTGGCTCACCGCTCAAAGTCGTTGCGACTGCGGAAGAAGCGTTGACCGCTTCCGGTGAACAACTCATCCTTGTCCGAATCGCTTAATCCACAGGAAAAACGAAGTATTATGAGTGATGTCCAAGTAGATTACATGCAGCACACCGGGAACGGCTTCGAGACAAGCGGTTCGGTTGCAGCAGTCATGGCCAATCCAAATGCGGATTATATGACCAAACGACCTTTCATCCATGATGACGGACGTTCCTACGTCCCCGTGTGGAATGGAAAGTACGATGCGAACGGGAACCGTGAATACACGGTCCAAGTTAGCAATGCTGGAGCAGTCCTCCGCAAGAACGAATGGGAATTTTTGGATCGCCGATTGGTTGAGATTGCTAAGCCTCGCTTGCAACTCATCAACTCGATGCGTGCTGCTGGCTTGGTCGTAAACTTCCCAGAAGCTTACAGCCACTCGCTCTATCAGTACGAACGAGTTAGCGACATCGACGGAGCATCCGTCAGCATGTCGCCAAAGACCAAGGGAACCAATGACCGTAGCACGGTCGATTTGGTTAGCGTTCCATTGCCGATCATCCACAAAGAGTTCTACCTAGAAGCTCGGGAAATCGCCATCGCACGTAAGACGGGCCAACGGCTTCCAGTTCACTTGCTCGACCTTGCAGGTCGCCGAGTAGCTGAAACCGCTGAGCAAATGGCTCTCGGAACTTGGGGTACTTACACTTACGGTGGAGCAACTCTCTACGGTTTGACGAACTTCCCCGGTCGAAACACCGGAGCGTTCTTGAACCCGACTGTTGCTGGATGGACTCCTGACATGCTGTACAACAGCGTGCTCACCATGATTAAGGCGGCTCAAGACGACAACCAGTTTGGCCCTTACGACTTGTACTACAGCACTGGCATGATGGTTCCAATGAACCGGATTTTCAGCCAGAACTATGCTGGTGGTTCCGTAATGGAGAAACTACGTCAGATCAGCTTGATCTCCAACGTACAGCAACTTGACTACCTATCAGGTAACCAACTGTTGCTCGTACAACGAGATCAGATGACTGCTTCCTTGCTCATGGGCATGGACATGCGAGTCGTTCAGTGGAACACTGACGGTGGTGAGTCTGTTCACTTCCGCGTTATGATGATGATGACCCCGATCTTCCGCTCCGATCAATCCGGTCAAAGCGGTATCGTTCACTACACCGGCAACGCGACAACTGCATAGTAAATCGGTCCTGCCGATTAACTGATCCTCTCCGCCATACCGCCCATCTCGATTCACCCCGAGATGGGCGGTATTTCCTTGACACGGGTGCAATGTGAAAAGATTATGGCAAAAACTGAAAAATCTGCTGAAGATACCGCCGTTTCCGCAACTACAGAAGCAAAAGATCCCGTTGTATCCACCACCGAAGTCCAAGCCCCATCGAAGAAGAAACACACGTTTCGCCTCCTTGCTGGAAAGCATTCGGTCTCTGATGAAGTCCGCCTAGTAAAGGGCGATTTGGTCGAATCGGATGACGACCTAGTTACGCTACACGGAAAAGAAAAGTTTGAATACGTGGTGAAATAACTATGTTCGGACGTAAAAAGCGTTTAAGTCAGCCCCACAAGAGGCTGGCAGTCCAAGTAGCAAGAGACAAGTTCTCCCAAGCGCAGGGCAACAAAGTGGAGTTCGAGCGGCTTGTCCGGGAAGACTCAAGGGCCAAGATGATTGACCCCGCGTTGATTGCCTTGTTCATTCAAGTAGCGATGGCAATTTTCTCCTACTTCAAAAATAGACAGGCATCGAACCTGTCTATTACGTCGGAATCCGACGATGACATTTACCTAGGTTCTATTCGGTTCGAGGAATAACATGGACATCCAAGCAATTGTCGGTGTAATCGGTGCTATTGTAGCAGGTGCCGGTGGTATTTGGGCAGTGTGGCGAGCAATCAAGGGATTCCTTCCAGTTAACGCTGCTCGGGACTCTGTGATCGAGGAAGTGCTAAAGCAACTTCACAATCACAGCATGAAGGGCCAAGAGGCTGCACCCTCGGTTCCCGACCGTGCAACGGCCCTACAGTACGTCGAAGCGGTCCTACGCTTCATGGAGTCGCAGGGCTCCAAGGAAGGCGTTGACGCCTTGATTAAGGTAATGGCAGAGATCGCAAAGCCTACCGTTACTGTACCCAAGGAATAATTCCGTGGACAACAAGACCGCTCCAATACTGGCTATGATAGTCGGCGGGGGCTTAATCGCCCTTGCGTCTTTCATGCCGCAAGCAACTAGCAACACAGTCGCTAAGGGTGACTTAGCCGGAACTGTGTTGCTTTGCGTACATGAGAAGCAACGCCCTACAGTCGATGAGACTATCGCTATCCGGGAAGCCCCAGAGTTCGTGAAAGCCAACGGCTTTATCGGCTTCAGGGTATTGGATGTTGATGACGTTGATTCCGTAGTAGCAGCCGCACAAGAAGCTAAGGTCGAGCCACCTTTTCTTGCCGCAGGCAAGGTGGTGAATGACCAAGTAGTAGAACTTGTCAAGGTAGTACCTTGGGTCAATGACATGGAGGACATCCTGAAATGAGTGAAACAGAAGTCTTAACCCTGTTAGACGGCGAACAAGTAGGTACTGGTCTATTGCTACCTACCGAAAAGGATCTCAAGGATGCCCTGCGATTCAACGTCTACGCCGATGACCAGTTCCTAGAAGCATCGGACATTGAGAAGTCCCTAAAGAACGATAAATACAAGACCTTCAGGCGTCTACGTTCCAAGCGAATCATCAATCAGGGATCAATCGGCAAGTGCAATGCTAGCGCAATTGTAGCCGCATTCCACAATCGTCGAGAACTCGACGGCATGACTGATGTAGTCCTAGCCGATAGCCACCTGTACATGAACATCAACGGGGGCAGCGATAGAGGCTCCCAGCTTGTGCATGGCATGGAATACAGCACACTTAACGGGGTTGCCCCCGTCCTGCTTGATGTCAACGGAGAACAGCAAAAGTTCCCACTAGCGGCGTTCAACCGCCGACAGGTGAGCCAAGCCCTGCTTCGCGCTGCGGATATCGCAGCCAAGACATATCAGACATTCGAAGCGTATCGTGTCCCTGTGACCGATTACAACACGTTCAAGATAGCTATTGCTTCCGCTATTGCTAGGGACCACCAAATCGTCATAGCCCTGCACGCAGGGCGTTCGTTTATGTCCCTGAACAAAGGGTACATCCAACAGTCCCGAGGTCCAGGCAACCATGCCTTGATCGTCCATAGCGGTAAATGGGTCGGCGGTGACGACCTAGTACACCCTGACATACAAAACTCTTGGGGTCCAACCAAGAATCCTCTCCTAGGCCGCGTAGGCGGCTCAGGATGGGGCGAAGACGGTTTTGGTCTAATCACGATGAGCAGCCTGTGGCAATGTGCTAAATCACACGTTTTCTGGGTTTTCCCAGGATCTAAAGCTAATAAAGGTGCTCTATGAGAATACTATTACTTTGCCTAATGCTGTGCAGCTACGGCTGCAAAGACTTTATGCCAGTCCCAGTGACCCCTGATCGGAAACCGATCCCGGTCAATCCACCACTGGACCTAACCACTAAGCCACAGCAGGCTTCGGCAGCTACCCCTGAAGTCGCCCAGGAAGTTACCCCGGAAGTCAAGCCGCCTGCGGCTCCTGTGCTTCGTAACACTGTGATTCAGTACACCATCGACAGTTGCCAATGGTGCGAATACGACCGCAAGCAGGTGTTTCCGGGATGGAAAGCAAAGGGATGGAACATCCCAGAGCCCATCAAACATAAGGGAGCACAGGCTTCAGGCGTCTATCCTCGCTATGAAATCTACGATGCAGACGGCAATAAGAAAACCCACAAAGGCTCTTTGATTAGCTACAAACCATAATGGCAGTAACAGAAGACCAAGTAACTAGAATCATTTTGTTCGATACGTCTCGAATCCCAGAGGTTCAGCCGTTTATCGACGATGCCGTAATCATGCTTACCAATATCATCGGTACAGCATTAGATACGGCTACCTTTGATCTAGTTACCCGGTACATGGCAGCCCACCTAATCGCTATTAGCGACCCTCGGGTGAACATGGAAAAGGTCAAGAGCCTGCAAGTGCGATATGACACAAAGCTGGACAAAGGCTTAGGGATCACACACTTTGGTACAATGGCCATGATGTTAGATTCCAGCGGAAAACTCTCGCAGTGGAACACGCAAGTAGTTTCAGGTGAGGGACTCAAGCAGTTCTTCTGGGCAGGAGAAACTGTAGTCTAATGCAGATTATCAAGGCAGTACAGAAAGACGATCTCATTTACTGGGCGTACTCGGGGGCCGATAAATACGGCCAACCGACCTATGCTACACCAGTACAGATGAAATGTCGCTGGGACGACTGCCGTAAGCAGATATTCACTGATGACGGGTCACCCGTCTTTACGAAGATTGAGTTAATCACAGCATCAGCATTAACCCTAAAGGGAGTGGTAAAGAAGGGCAAGCTAACAGTGTCTATCAATCAGGCAGACCCGCACGCTAATGCAGATGTACACGAAATCATGGAAACAGCAATCACTCCGATGCTAAAAACACGTAACGTCTACCTATACGAGGCTTGGGCATAATGTCAGAATCCACAATGCAGTTCCTTCTCAATAACGGCGTAGCCGTTCTAACGCTTGTGGCCGTAGGATACGGCGTATATCTACTTGCCCGAGTGTCCATCCAAGGCATGGATAAGATGTTCACCCACGTCATAGTTCCAGTCAAAGAGGCTGCGTTGAAGCACTTGGCAGATGTTGAAGAATATCTGAAAAAGACCACTTCAGCAATCAATTCGCTTCAGGTCACCCTAGAGAAGATTGACCGGAAACTTCCGGACGACCACCACCGATGAAATTCAAGCTAGAGGGTGCTAAGCAACTAGAGAAAGCCCTTCTGAAGTACCACAAGGACCAGGGCAAGGCTTTTGCGTCGGTTTTACCGACCATCGCCCGAGACATCCTAGCCGAAGCGGTGCCGATGGCACCCATAGACACCGGGGCCTTGAGGGCTTCTGGCGACTATTTCGTCGAGGGCACTGGATGGAACGCGGTAGCGGTCGTAGGGTTCGGGTTCCCCGTATCTGGATTCTTCAAGGGGAACCGAGAGCGGATTCCCGCTGAATATGCTGTCTATCAGCACGACGACCCCTACCAGAACAAATACCTGGAGTATGCGGTGGACAACCGCATCGATGATGCCGCAGACCTATTCTGGCAGGAGCTAGCATACGCATGACCACTACCACTACCACGACGCCCGCTCCGGTACGGAGCACTGCCGACCTAATGTACAGTGTAATCCTAACCAAGGCTACCGCCTTGGGATTCAGTGTATTTGTCAACCACATGCAAGATCAGCCTGACAAGGCTATTCTTGTCCGCGACGTAAAAGGCAAGCTCGATGAACGCGAAATGCGAGGCGATCACTACGGGCACGATGGGGTAGAAATCCAAGTCCGAGCCCCCTCCCACCTAGAAGCCGCGAACGTGCTTCCTGTGCTATGGGAAGATGTCCTAAAACGAGTCAACGGCACCTCGGTAGCAGGCAAAATTGTGCAATGTATCACAAAAGCTAATACAATGGGGTGCATGGGCCAAGAACCACAGACCCGCCGCTGGCGGTTTATTCAGACTTTCCTAGTAACGGTGATAAATTAGCATGTCAGACACGATCCTTCGAAACGGTTTCCGTACAATTATTGCGATTGCCGGAATCACCGCAAAGTTCCAAGAAGTCTCGGTAACCCCAATTGGTTTGCAGGCAGATGATGCCGTTGAGCAAACCAACATGCGAAACTCCAACTGGCGAACATTCGCCGGTGGTGCTTTGCTAACGGCTACGGAAGTCAATGTCAAGGTCCACTATGCTCCTGGTGCTTTGGAGCAAATCCGACCGATCCTACGAAGCAATCGCTTCGTCACATTGACTATGCCCGATGGTGCAACCATCTCCTTTTATGCAATCGTCCAATCGTTCGTCCCAGACGAACACACGATCAACGAACAACCTACCGCCACTTTGATTTTGATTCCAAGCAACCTGACGACCAGCAATCCGCCTGCGGAAACTGGTCCGGTTTACGCAACGGGAACTACCACAACGGTAGCACCGTAATTCTTTCCCCCTGAGTGAGTGGCTATGTTAAAAGTAAGCATTAAGACGAAGACCATCGACGTTACCCTCGAAAACGAGGAAGGCGTCGAAGTCAAGTACAAGATCCGACAGATGACCGGAGCCGAAGCAGACGAGTATCGGTCGGTCAAAGCTAGCAAGATTGAGTTGGACAAGAACGGCGAATTGGTCAAGGTCTTGGACTACAGCGGCCAGTACATCGACCTGCTTTGCAGGACTTTGGTAACTGCCGAGGGTAAGCCGGTCCCATCGACCACGATCAATTCTTGGCCCGATGAGGCCCTGAAAGTCTTGTTCGATGAATCTGCGAAGCTGAATCGATTGTCCGGTGATGTTGAAGACGAGGAACTCGACCCAAAAAAATCCTAACGGATTCTGAGTATCTCTGGTTCCACCTAGCACATGAACTAGGCTTGCCGTTACAGGTCGTCAAGGCGTATACGCCAATCGACGAGTTTGAAAAGTGGCAAGCCTATTTTTATATCAGGCGGAGCAAAAACGAGAAGCAGGACTACTACTTGGCGAGTATCGCCCATTTAGTTGCCTGTACTATGGGCGGTTCTAAAACTAAGCTTGAGGACCACTTAATCAAGTTTACCCCTGCCAATGAGAAGTATAACCCAGATGCCAGCAAGAATGCTTGGTTCACTGCCCTAGGGATAACGCCACAATGAGCGGACCAAAACGCGAATTACCTCCCATACACGTCAAGATAACCGGAGACCCTTCAGGGGGTCTCAAGGCTATTCAGGATGTCGTAGACGCATCTAAGCAGGCGAACAAGGACATCGGTGCTGCGGGTAAGAAGCAGACTAAGGCATCACAGAAGGAATACGATAGACAGTATGACGATGTTGTCAATTTCTTCAAGAAAACCCTGAGAGCAGGTAAAAAGAACTCTGTTGATTTTTATAAAGAAAAGCAGAAGGTTGTCAAGCAGCAAGAGAAGCAACTTAGAGAGCAGGGCAAACTCATGCCTGCTTTTTCTAAGACCGCAAAGTCGGCAAAGTCCGGCTTGCCGGACCTAAACGCTGTAGTCAAGAACGCAGAACAGAATGCCAAGACACAGGCAAACAATTTAGCCAAGGCTAATACTAAACTAGCTACCCATGTGAAGAATGGGGCTAAGATTCAGGCTGAACGTGTTGAAGGCATGAAGACTGCGGTTGCCAAAGAACGAGCAATTCAACAAAAAGCAGCAGAGCAACGAGCCAAAGAAGTTCAAAAAACTAGGGACCGTATTGCGAAGCAGACCAAACAAGAAAAAACCATCAACGAACAAGAGAACAAACAAAACCAAGCCCGGGCGAAAAGAGCAGCGGCATCTATTAGAAAGTACCGTAGTCAAGCAGCCCAAGAGCGAATGGACTACATCAAAACCCAGCAAGACAAAATAGCCAATATCCGTAAATGGGGAGACAAAATCCGCGCAGACCAAGCTAAGGAAGATACCCGAGCTTTACGTCGCCAAAGAATCCGTGAACGCAATCGTCTACAGACAAGGAAAGCTACTCGCCAAGGAAAAGTAGACGGTCTTAAGAAACAAGCACGGGGGCTTGGGAACCAAGCTATGGGTGCCTTTAGCGGCGGCGGCATGATGGGTGCCCGTGCCGACATCTACATGCACCAAGAGACGCTTAAGAGCATGGGTGCAGCAATCATGGACCTTGTACGACCATTCGCACAGGTCGAGAACTACTCCATCCAAATGGAAGCCTTTGCAGGCTCCGCCGACAAGGCGAAAGATGCTATTGCCCAATTGCAGGCATACGCTGTAGGCTCGCCGTACACTCTTGAAGGGGTGCTTAATGCTTCTACCGTGATGATGAAGTACGGTGCCGAGGTAGAGCACGCTATCAAGATGACCAAGCTATTGGGCGACGTAGCCGCAGGGGATACACACAAGCTAGAACTTATGGCTTTGGCCGTAGGACAGGCCCAAGCCCTTGGTAGATTCCAAGGACAAGAACTTCGGCAGATGGTCAATGCAGGTTTCAACCCGCTATCTATTGCGGCTAAGGAAATGGCTGGACCGGGAGCTGACAAGGCGGCCATCCAGAAGCAAATGCAATTGCTCCAAGAGAACATGAGGGCAGGAGCACTTGACTCTGGTATCATCGAAGCAGCCCTTCAGATTGCCACTTCGCAAGGCGGGGACTTCGCTGGACTTGCGTACAAACAAGCTAACACACTTACAGGTCTTGCTAGTCAGATCCTAGAAACCTTTGACTTGTTCCGAATCGAGATTGTTAAGGTCTTTGCTGATGACTTAACAAAGTTGATGCAGGTAACATTGCAATATGTTCAAGCCTTGGTTGAATGGGCAAAGAACAACCAGCAAGCAGTCAAAGAGTGGGTCAACTTCATAATTAAGGTTGCAGAGGCTATTGCTCTTTTCTCTGCTGCTGCGATGGCATTGGCTTACTTTAAGTGGATCATGGGAAGTCTTATCATTGTGCTCGGGCCTTTCATATTTATGCTGAAACTTTTGGCGGGCACACTTAGCTTACTCATAGGTATTTGGAAAGTCGTAGGCACAGCAGGCATGATTGCCGGAGCTAAGACTACCATCGCTTGGTTAGCGGCTACCGCTCCTATTTGGGGAATACCTGTAGCTATAGCCGCCGCAGTAGCGGCGTTTGCTGCTATAACTGTCGTGGTTGAAGGATTCTCCCGTAAAGGTGGATTTGCTTCTGTGTTCTATGACGGCATCAAAGCGGGGATGGCTTTTCTTGGGTTCATGTATAACCTGGAACACAACCTGAAAGCCATATTCGAAGGCGTAGAAAAGAATCAGGGTGCTTTGACGTACGACACACTTATCACCAATAACCCCAATATGCAATTGCTGCGTACCGCAGCCAAAGCAGTAGGGGCTGGCGGTGCTTTTGGTGAGATGGAAGCAGGCACTCGAAAAGGTATTACAGGTAAGGGCTCTACGGGCACTGCCGGATATAACACGTCAATGTTCAAGTTCGATCTACCTAAAGTGGATACGAAATCCGTGCTAGGTAGCATGGATTCCATGCTAGGCGTCAGCGATGCCCTGAAGCCGTATCTAAAACCACTGGAAGGTGCTCCAGAGATTCCAGACAAACCTAACATTGATTTTAGCCAGTTTCTAGGCAAGGGCGGCAAGGGTAAAGGCGGAAACGTAAAACCAGTGGAGCACGCTATGCGTGGCTCAGCCGATCATGCGTTACGCATGTACGAGTACGGACAGACGGTACGACCGTCTACCGGAGACCCTAAGCAACAGCACCAAAAGAAGGTCGAAGACCTTTTGGGTGAAATCGCCAAGAACACAAGAGGCTCGGCACCCGTGGGACCAAGTATGATTGAGGAGGCAGCATTAGTATGACAACTACGACCACAACAGCAGCACCATTCGACCCAACGATAGCTCCAACACTACGAGGGCCTTTGGCCCACAGGTTTACCCGAGACGAAGAGGGACATAGGTACTATGAGGTGGATTGGCATGTTACCACGACCAGCCAGCACCACACCATAGCACACATACTAACAGGAGCAAATTGGCCATTGTTTGCTCCGGGAGCACCTTACAATTTATCGTCTGCGTGGCCGGAAGCTGTAGGTACAGACGCATGGGCGTTTTGTACGCCCCAATTGAACATAGCTCCGCACCGGGACGTTAAGGAATACTCAGGTGTACAGCACTGGATCATTACCCAGTATTGGTCCACAAAGCAATCGTGGCGATGCCAGACATTCCCCGTCGAGAATCCGTTACTAGAGCCCGTAGACTACTCTGGCGATTTCGTCCACGAGCAACGACAAGCAAGCGTTGACCGCTTCGGTAAGCCCCTGCTACATTCGAACTTCCAGCCAATCCAGGGACCGGCCACGGAATACCAGTATTCGTATCCAACCATCAACATCAGTTTCAATTCGGCAACTTTGCCGCTTAGTACCTATGTCAACTTAGTCAATAAGCTGAATGATGCCCCCTTGTGGGGCCTGCCAGCTAGAACTATTAGATTTTCTGATGCTAGGTGGGAGCGTAAGGTCTACGGTAACTGTTTCTATTACTTCCACACCAGCTACGTCTTCCAGTTCGATATCAAGGGATTTGATAAGGAAGTGCCTGCTGAAGGTTCTACAGAATACGGTGGCTCGGGATCGTTCGACGATCCAAGCAGCTATGTTCCAGCCAAAGACCTTAAGACAGGCGAAAACCTAGACAGTGTACCACTGGACAGCAACGGTCGTCGTCTAGTATTTAAGGGGTATGATGTGAACGGTTTGGTAGAATACGTGTACCCCCAAGAGATACAGAAACCTGAAGTCCAAGACCAAGGCAATTTACTCCTACTAGGCATACCAGCGACACTATAACATGGAAAAAGTATCACTAAACCCACAGTCCGTTGAAGTAAACTCTGACCGAGCTACTATTGTTATTCAGGCTACCTACCAAGAGTTCGACCCGTCGAACCAAATGGCCGCGTACCACGGCTTCGACTGGATCAACCCTGCGGCGGAAACGCCGTTCCAGACTGCACAGAAGATCAGCCCTAGTGAGCGGTCACCGCTCAACATTGGGCACTTGGAATGGGGTAGAGTTATCCTAGTCCTATCGAATGATAAGCCGAGAACGGCTAAAACCATTCCCGGGGACTTGCGTAAAGCTATCGAACTCAATACAATTACTTTAACTAATGCTGACGGGCAGGTAGTCGGAATAATCCGACCCCGTAGAGCAAGTGTGGTAGAATACCCTTTTCCTGTCTTTGCCCAAGCCAACAACGCTTCAGCGTTGCTTAGCATAACCGCGTTCCCGGTAACAAACGATGAAGAAATTCCTGCTTAGTGAAGGCGACCGTAACGAGCTAAGGCGTCTACTATCAGCAGCCCGGTCGGCTCCGGCCCCTACAGTATTGCGGGATGTATCCCGAAAGACTTTCTTCGAGGGCGATACCTATTGGGCACTTCCGCCCTGTGAAACTGGGCTACCTGCCGCTGAGTTCGTTGGAGATCAATGGACATCCTACGGGATCAAGTGCTGCCTATTCAAGAAAGATGCTTTTACGAATAAGATGGAGCCGCTGCTAGATGCAGTCGGTAATCCTGCCCGAGCTACTGTTTGGAATCACTATGGCAATAGTGAAATGGGACTGGTACAAGTCCACAAGCACAAAGAGGGATTCTGGACGAATGAACGTCCATTTGGAACAAATCAAGGGGATAACAACTCACTCGTCACTACTACCCCAAATCCCAGTGCCGGTTGTACCGGCAAGTGTATCTGGACCGCAAACGCCGATGGCGTGTGGCAGTGGCCTACCGGGGGATGTTCGCCCAGTTCTACCACTTCCACAACTACTATAACTCCCGGTCCAGGGACAGGTAGCACTGTGCCACCCTTGGGGATACCGACTACCGGAGTACCTTGCCAAGAAGCACCTCCCTGCTACTTAGTGTGCGTAGACACATCGACAACTCCGGCACCTGACGAGTATGGTGTCCCTGTGCCTTATACCCGCTTCCGTTATGAAATGAAAGTAGGGTCATCCTGCCCTGCTGGATGCAAGTGCTACGGGCTCGGAGATCCTTGCTTCCTAGTAGCCGGGGAGCTAAAGTCTACCTGTATTGGAGACACTGCGGCTACGTCCACAACTACGGCAACACCGGGATCAACTCCTCCACCTGACGCATACCCCTGTGCGGAAGCCGAGTTCATATTCGGTACGGTTCCACCTAACATTCGGCGGATTGCATACAAGATCAACGGAGATGTAGAGCCTTGCCAAGAGTGTTCTGATCCGAAAGCGGATATTAACTCTCCGGGAGCCGTTCCCTATAGACAACACGATTGGCGGAAACTGTCTACAGTTTACGAATCGCCCTGTGTTGATAGCCCTTGCACCTTCGTCGAAAGCGACGGACTGCCGCTGTTTACGGCTTTCCGATATGACGACCAAATCAATCTGTGGGGATCGGTAAACAATCCTGCGGTGTATGACAACTCGCCGGGGCTCCCGGCCCCTAGGTTCTTAGCCAACTGGTTTAGCTGTGAAGTAAGCAACAGCAACCGAAGACCTAACCGAGTGCCTCCACTTTGGATCTACGACGTAGACGAAAATGTGTCCGACCTCAATACTTCCCGAGGCATCACAATTGAAAACGGGGTCCACGTATTCCGTACAATATGGGCAGAAGGTCTATCCTGTACTAACTGTGGCCGGGCACCTGCTGTACTTAGCCGGAATCCTACAGTATTTGAGCCGGGAGGAAGTACAACTTCCACGACTACCAGTACCACCACAACACTAGGACCGTGCGGCTGTGTGCGTCCCCTATTCTGCCCACAGCCGTTCGAGTGCGTTAAGACAGCTTGTATTCGAGGCGGTGAAGTGGTTGGAGGGACTCCCGGAACAACCAAGATACCTTCTGCCCCGTGTTTTCCAGATTCTACGACAACAACAGTCTCGCCTTCAACAACCAACGGACCAAATCAGTGTATCGGTGCTGGTGGTCGATTGTGCATTTGCACGTCAACAAGTACGACCACAGTAGCACCACCGCCTTGCGGTCCAGGACGGGAGTGCCCTCCAGGCTATGTAGCTAGAGGTGGTTCATTTTTTGGGGGTGCGGAAGATCCTTGCGTTCCTTGTGAGTGTGTCTTGTCTTGTATAGGAGATCTCGGTTTCAGACCAGAATGTGGTACAACGCGCACACCCCCTCCGTATGATCTATGTGTTGGGAGTTGTACATGGAAATCAGCGTATAACTACTCTGCCGGTACGGGGTTCGAATGGTTTTTCGACTTCCAAACAGGTTGCTTTGGCGGCTTTGGTTGCGGGTGCTTCCGCCCTGACACAGTACCCGCAGAGTGCAATCTGACGGCAGTAACCGGATGTGTCCGGTATGAGTCGTCTACTACTCCTGCACCTGACCCCTGTGCTTGCTGCAACCCTACCACTACCGGAAGTCCATGCGGTGTCCGCACTTGTCGCTACCGGGCAACTGCTGAATTGAATTGGGTATTGGTAACCAATAGCTGCATTCTCAATTGTCCCTGCCCCAACCCTGCCGGGCTTCCTCCACCGCTAGAAGAATGCGAATCACTATCATTCCTTTGTGGTGCTACACTACCTCCCCCGCCATCAACCTCCCCGCCGACTACAAACAATCCTTGTTTATGTGGTGTTACTAATTGCGGCTGCTCGACCGGAGGAGTTATCTATTGTAATCCGGGGCAGACGTATGACTGCGTCCGATGCCTTTGTGTCTCCACAACCTCAGCACCCACAACTACAACCGCCACACCCACCACTACATTTACTCCTTGCGGGGGCGCAAATTGCGGGGCGACAAATTGTGGCTGCTCTGAAGGCTACACATGGTATTGTGTTGGAACCGGAGAAGTCTACGATTGCTCCGTGTGTGGGTGTGTCACAACAACCACGACAACACCTGCCCCAACTACAACCCCGGCATCTACTACAACGGGTGCCCCTCCGGTGACTACCACAATCGAATAGTCTCTTGCAATCTATCAAGGATAAGGTACTATGAGTGTACCTTATCCTTCTAACCTATTTAAGGAAACTTTATGCCTAAATACAGTATTTGCATGGCTACATACCAAGACTTCTATGGGGTCGATTCGACCATCATGGGCTTGCTTATGTACCAGGACATGACCGACTGCGAGATTGTGGTCCTAGATAACGACCCGCGTGGAACCCACGCCAACGATCTCCGGGGACTCATCAACAACATTGGGGACAGCATTTGTCCTGTACGCTACGTCGAAATGGAAGGCAATAACGGCACCTCTGCCACCCGCCAAAAGCTATTTGACATAGCCGAGGGCGAAGTGGTTATGGTGATGGATTGTCACGTATTCCTGCAACCAGACGCCATTAAGAACTTCAAGGCATTTTGGGAGTCTGCCGACTCCGAGATGCGAAAGAACCTGTTTACCGGCCCATTGATTATGGACTCGCTCAATTGGCGACAGACACACTTCGAGTGTGAATGGCGACAAGAGATGTGGGGTACTTGGGCTACTACTTGGAAGAAAGACAACGAATACTACGTTGCCAAGGAATCTGAAGACCAAAAGAAGATTCAGATGCGTAAGCACTTGTCGGACTCAATCGAATACGAGTTCAACCATGCTTGGCCTGGGCACGAACATGCCCTACGGAAACTAGGCTTCGAGCCAGCGGGCGTTAATCCAGAAGATCCTATCTTCGAGATTCCTGCCCAGGGGCTCGGACTGTTCATCTCGGCTAAGGAACATTGGCTGGGCTTTAACCCGCACCACAAGCACTTCGGCGGCGAAGAATGCTACATCCATGAGAAGTACCGCATGGCAGGTCGTAAGACTTACTGCATCCCGTTCATGGGATGGCGTCACCGCTTCGGTCGCCCAGAGGGACCACGTTACCCCATCTCCCGAGAGGGAAAGATGCGGAACTACGTCCTAGAGTTCCAAGAGCTAGGGCTTGACTTAGAACCAATCCGAAAGCACTTCATTGATGAAATCAAGCTGAAGCCGGAAGTCTGGGACAAGTGCATCACTGATCCGATCAACTTCAACCCGTTCGAGACATGGGCAGCTAACACCCATCCAGAAAACATGAAGCCAATCGTCCGAAGCAATCACGGTATGTTCTTGCCTGTGAACATGGGAGACCTAGGTGCTATGGCAGTCGAGGTTGCTGCACAACCCCGAGACCTGCATGAGCACTTGTCCACGTTCCTGATCTATGGAAGCCGTTCGACTTCTGTGCTTGAGCTAGCTAAGCGTCGAGAATCGACGTTGTTCTGGGCAGCCGGATTGAACCGGAAAGCCTGCAAAGGCTCCTGTAGCAAGGCTGAATGTGACTGCAAGGCTAAGCTTGTTAGCTATCAAGCAGAGCAAGACAGTCTCTTGGCTATGATTACACAGTCGGTGGAAGTTAATCCTGGTCGCCTTGCGACCGTGGATATCTTCGATAAGCCTTTGGACGGGGAACTTCCGGAGATCGAGCAAGAGGAATTTGACTTACTCTACGTCGATCAGCGGCACAACTACCAGTTGACCGTAGACATCCTAGCCAAGTACAAGGACAACATCACCAAGTACATCGTACTGAGGGGCAGTTCGTCAGGCAACGCCGGTATCACCGGCGAAGACGGGCAGAAGCCCGGTATGCTACATGCTATCAAGATGTTCGTGAAAACGAACCCACAGTGGTTTGTAGCCGTACATGCCGAGAATTGCTACGGACTCACAGTGCTGTCTTGCGTCGAGGCAGAACGGCCCGAGACGGAAATCCGTCCTTGGCCAGTTAGCGACGACGAGGGGAATCCCTGCGGTGTTGGCACCGAGATTGCTAAGATCCTTAGCTCTATCGGTATCGAGTCTACGCCTACCTGCGCGTGTAACGCGATGAAGGCTAGGTACGATGCTATCGGTCCCGATGCTTGTGAGGCCGAGATCGAAAAGATCCTCGACTGGATGCACGAACAGGCTGTGGCTAGGAAGCTAGATCACTTCTTTGTTCGCACTGCTGTCCGCATGGCGGTCCAATTGGCTATTCGCCGAGCCCGAAAGAAAATCAAGAAGGGTATCTGTAGCTAAGAAGCTATAGGACAGGTAAACCAATAAGGCCGGGAAATCCCGGCCTTATGTTTTGGTAGACTATCTCGCGGGATCATAAGGAAACTCTTTGACCTTGCCACATCGCAGACATTTTCTATCACAGACTCTCGGAGGCCCCGAAAACATCATCAAGAAGAAAAAAGGCAAAAACAAGATTGACGCATCCACTTTATCGTCCCTTATGTTGTCTTGCCTACCCCAGTCATGTATCCCTAGCCAGCATAGTAGTCGCATAATCAACCTTCCCCTACCCACTTAGTAACATCAGTACAGCCCCAGTCCACTGGAAGCCAAGTCAAGCTCGTACCGAACTTGACTTCGGCACTATTGCTCCTGTAGCCCAGAACGTCTTCGCCGTCAATGGCTTCTATCTTAAACAGATCCCCCTGCCTGTCAAGGATAGTCCCAGGCACCCAGCCGTGGTACTCGGCAATCCTAGACGGCGGAACGCCGTAAGTCAGCCAGATTGCTCCAGTCGAATCGGGTCGTGTAACGACCACCGGAAGCTGTTTCTTTCGGGCTTCGTTAATCATGCTATGGGTTCCGGGGGACTCTCCTCCCCAAATGGCTAGAAGGACTTCGCCCTTCTCAGCTTC